TTAAGGATAACCCTTTTGCTGCTATTGGTAAATCTAGTAACCTTTTCTTATTTGAAGAAGCAGGTAAATGGCCAGGCCTTCTTCAGTCATATAATATTTCTGAACCTTGTTGGAAAGATGGTGATGACCTTATTGGTGTACCTATTATTCAAGGAACTGGTGGTGATATGGAAGGGGGTACACAGGAATTTGCTGAAATGTTTTTTCATCCTGAGAAATATAATTTCTTAGCCTTTGATAATATATGGGATGAAGATTCTATAGGTTCAAAATGTGGCTTTTTTATACCAGCCACTAGAATGAGATTTGGTACCTATAAAGATGCTTATAAAGAACATCCTGAATGGAAGGATAAGCCTATGATAGATGACTATGGTAATTCTCTTGAAGAGGTTGCTAGGCAGTCTATTATGGACTTAAGAAAAAGAGCTGAACAAGGTGCAGACCAACAAGCTAAAATTGACTCTGTTACACAGTTTCCATTATCACCTAAAGAAGCGTTTTTACAAAGTCATTCTTTTTTCTTTCCTATTGTAGATTTAAAAGGAGTTTTATCTAAGATGGATGATTCCATTGAATTAGATAAACACAGTATAGGTATATTGCAGTTTGAAGAAGGTGAACTTAAATGGAAAGATGTACAAGGTGGAACTCCATTTAGAGAATATCCTGTACAAAAACCAGAACATGGTTTAATTGAGATATATGAAACACCTAGACTATCAGAAAATGGAGATAATATAGCTAGGTATATTGCTGGTATTGACCCTTATAGATATGATAATTCTAGTACAGATTCAGTAGGTTCTATATTTATGTTTGATAGACTTACTAGAAGAATAGTTGCTGAGTACACTGGTAGGCCAGAAACTACTGACCAGTTTTATGAAACATGCAGAAAACTAATTATTTATTATCAAGCTACTGCTATGTATGAAGCAAACATTACTGGTATGTACACATATTTTGAAAAGAAAAAAGCTTTGCACTTTTTAGCAGATACTCCTTACAATCTTAGAGATAGAAATACTTGGAGACCTAATACTAATACTTCCAAAGGAATTATTATGAGTAAAGGAGTAAAAGAAAGAGGTATGGAATATCTAAAATCTTGGATAGATGAAAATATATCTGAAGAAAGCGAAGAAAAAAATCTAACAAAAATAAGATCTATAGGTCTACTAAAAGAACTTATAGCATGGAACCCTAACCCTAGAGCTAACTTTGACCGTGTATCAGCTATGCTTATGGTTATGTGGTATGATGTAACTTTACAAGAGTTTAATCGTATATCAATAGAACAATCACCACAAAAGAAAAAAACCGCTTCTTATTTTGATAAGTATAAACAAAAAAGAGATAATCAAGATATATGGATGAAGCACTTTAATAATATACAAGAAGAATAGTATGTACAATAGAATGTTTACTGCACCTAGTCAACTAGTAACTGATTCAGTTAAAAAGACTAAAAAATGGCAACAAGACACAATAGATTCTTTTGAAGCTTTAGTGCTTTTTGAGAATAGACAGATTAAAAATTCTTACTACAATAAAGTAACTAACTATAATCTAAAGAGAGGTATTCTTAACATGAATGATGTGGAGAAAGTAGTTGACCCTTATGGATTAGGTTTAGGTACTTTTCCTGGAAGAATGGAACATAAAGGAGTTGGTAACTCTAAGATTGACCTACTGGTAGGGGAGCACATGAAAAGAAAGTTTGACTTTAGAGTTATTAGAAGTTCTTCTGACCAACAAGGTATTAGAGAAGTAGAAGAATCTAAACTGCAAGAGTACCAAAAGTTTTTTGCAGAGCAAATTCAGAACTCTAATTTTGATGAAGCCCAAGCTGAAAGGAGGTTAAAGCAATTAGATGAATATACAAACTCTTCATTTTTTGATGTAGCTGAAAGGGGAGCTAATAAACTGCTCAAGTATCTTTACAAGTATTACTATGTTAAAGACTTAGTATTTGACCCTGCTTTTGAAGATGCACTTATTGCTGCAGAGCAATATTGTTTTATTGAAGAAATGGGTGGAGAACTAGCTATTAGAAAAGGAGACCCTACTAGGATTTTTACAATTATGAATGGGCATGCTACAAATGAATCTGGTTTAGAAGCATTAGTAGAAGTTACATATCATACTATATCTTCTTTGGTAGATTTATTTCATGACTACTTAACTAAAGACCAGCTTAAAGAATTAGAAGATTACAGAGGATATAATTCAGGCCCTACTCCTTATTTTAACTACCCTATGTATGGCCATATAGGAGAATTAGCTATTCCTTCAGATTCTGCTACTGCAAGAGTGCAGGAAATTATGCCTTTGGGTGATTTAGACTTACCTATGTTTTCTAGTTACTTTGATGCTAGAGGTAATATACGATTACTACATTGTATTTGGAGGTCTAAAAGAAAAATAAAGCTTGTTAAATCTCTAGATGAAAATGGTGTAGAACTACTTAAATATGAGCATCAAAAATATGTTATTGATGAGCTTAATGGAGAAACACTAGAAAGAGAAGAGTGGATTAATGAGTGGTGGAGAGGCTATAAAATTGGTGCTAATATTTATATTAAAGCTGAGCCTATTCCATATTTAGGCAACTCTTTAGATAATATTTCTAAGCAAGAGCCTCCTGTGGTTTTACAGTTCTATAATACCAATTCCTCTAGAGCACAGTCTTTAATGGATATTATCAAGCCTTATGATTACTTGTATAATATCTTTGATTATAAAAGACAGGTTTTAATAAACTTAATGCTACCAGACATTGTGCAGTTTCCTACTAGCATGATTCCTGATAACATGACTTTACATGAGTTTTTGAATTATGTAACTTCTACTGCATTTATGCCTATGGACCCTACTGCAGAAGTAATGACTCCTAAAGGTTTACAAGCTGCAGGTACATATAATACTATTACTCCTAACAGGTTATCTTCAAATCAAAGTGGGCCTATTAGTGTACTTAATAATGTATTGCAAGATATCATTAGGACTATGGATATAGTATCTGGAGTTACTCAACAAAGGCAAGGGGCTATTTCAAATTCAGAACTAGTAGGTAATGTTGAAAGAGCTGTTACTCAATCTTCTTTAAGCACTGAAAGGTGGTTTGCTAAAAATGAATTTTTCAAAGAAAGATGTCTAAAAAGAATTCTAGATATTGGCATTCATGTTTTAAGAAAGAATCCTAAAAAACTTTCTTACTTAATGGATGACTTTACTAAGGAAATTATGACTGATGATGAGATTAATGGAATCTTATTAGCAGACTTTGACCTTATGGTATCTAGGTCTTCAGATGATGCTATGCTACTACAAATGATTGAGCAAAACTTTAACCAAGCTGTAGCAGCTGGTACTGCTGATATGGGTGACCTTATTAGTGTATTTAAAACTGAAAGTGTTCAAGATGCAGCTAGAATCTTAAAGAAAAGAAGAGAAGAACAGCAAGCTAGACAAGAACAGCAACAGCAAGAAGTTAATAAAATCAAGCAACAAGAAATTCAACAGAAAGCTCAAGAAGCTCAGCAAAATATGGAGCTAGAGATGAAGAAGCTTGAACTTGATAAGTATAGGTATGACTTAGATGCACAAACTAGATTGCAAATAGCTACCATACAGACTTATGCTAGAAGGGAAGAAATAGATTTGAATAATAATCAAATTCCTGACCCTATTGAATTAGAAAAAGTATATCAGAAAGATAGAGAAGCTGATGCTAAGAGAATGGATAAAGAGTTAGAGATTTCTTCTAAGTATAACATTGAGCAGCAAAAGATAGCTCTAGAAAGAGAAAAGATTCAGAACCAAAGAGAAATTGAAAGACTAAAATCCGAGACAGCTAAAGAAGTAGAAAGAATGAAACTTCGTAATCCTGTATCAGGAGAAAAAATTAAAAAATAAAAACAAAAATTATGGATGATATTATAAAAGAACTAGCAGGACTTAAATTATCAAAAAATGCACCAGAAGCATTTATTGCTAAATTATTTCAATCAAGGGATATAACCCATTTAGCTCATTTATCTACTAAGAGCTATGCAGAGCACATGGCATTAAACTCTTACTATGATGGTCTATTGGATTTTATTGATGGATTTGTAGAAGCATATCAAGGACTTTATGGAATTGTAAAACTTGAAATACCAGCATCTTCAAACGAAAATCCTATTAAACATCTAGAACAACTACATAAGTTCATTGATGAAAATAAAAAGATTTTTACTGATTCAGCCCTGTTAAATCAAATA